CCTTCGCCTGTGATGATCCGGTGCTCCATGCGGCATTACTTAGGATGCACTTTGCGTCCATGTAAACGAGTCGATTGTGGTCGGGGCCGAAATTGCAATCGAAATGTTACTTAAATTCATGTCCGCACCAGACACGGAGACCGAACCATCCAAGCGTGGGAGGGTCGTGCTCACGAGGTTGTCGTCAAGGGCATTTCCCTTAAAGCGGAACCAGCCAGCGGTGCCAGCAGCCACGCCGTTGAAACTCCATGTACCTGACTTGCTCACCGCGCCGTCGGCAGCAGTAGCGAACGTCAGTCCGTTGGTAGATGTGCCAGGCGTAAACGCGCCAGAAGCGAGTGTCACAGTGCCCAGCAGCGTGCCGGTCACAGCAGCGTCTGCCGATGCGGGCTGAGTGCCAGTGTAAATTTCGATGATGCCGTTGGCGAAAGTGGCTGCAAAGCCGGTTGTGCCTGCGATGTTATTGCGCAAGGCGGTCGAGAGTCGAATTGTCATGGTGGTTCCTTAAATGGCATTGAAGGGCTGATCGCCCCGTTGAAGCGAGGCGACAAACTTTTTCTGCCCGCCGCTGCGTACTACTGCCACGCCAGCACGAACGCCGGGGGCTACTGATACCTGACGTTCAGTCAAGTTGGTGAATGTGGGAAACGCGCAGAGTCCGCGCTTCGTCCACATCAAAATTCTTTCGTCGTCGCGCGCCCAGCTCACGCCGGGGACAACGCCATACTCGGCAACCTGTTCGATCTTGGCTCCGTCGTAGGCAAACACCTTTGCATCCGTGCCGATCACCAGCGCAGCGTCGTGAGGTGCCAGCATTTCGACACGTCCGGGCAATATGATGAAATTCGAGTCCAAATTGAACAGGTAGTAGCTCAACGGCTCGCTGAACCACAGGACAGTCTGGTTCTCGGAGGCCATGTACTGCGCCGCATACATCCGACCGCGCCAGTGTTGGATCACATCAACGCCAAGCGGCAGGCCATCGAACAGGGATTCGAGCTCAACGCCGTCAGCGCCGAGGTACTTGTTCACCGTGATTGGTGCGTCGCGCCATGGAATCACGTTGTTGTCTGGCAGAATCACGCCCGAGTCGGTGCCGTTGTTGTAGAACACTTGCTCGTTGACTTCTGCCCAATACAGCGGGCTGCCTGAAGTCAGCGAAACAATGCTCACGCCGCCAAATGTCTGGATGTCACTGGCTGTTGCCAAGTAGAGTCGAGAGAAGTCCAGCGTGCTGTATGCGCTCTTGAATGCACCTGAGCGATTTAGTGCATAGCCGTCACGCTTTGATAGCGATCCGGTGTCGCTGATGTTCACGTTGTCTGCCGTGACAAGCCATGACATCCCAAGTCGCATCGGGTCCGACACGTTGTTTAGCCCACGGAATGACGACACGGCTTCCATGCGTCACCACACAGGTTTGTTGCCATGGGGGCGATTGGCCTGATACGCGCGCCGGTAGTCGGCATCCGGGCGCAAGCCAAACACGCGAGTGAACTCTGCCAACGCCGTTGCCGACTTGTTGTGGTCGAACATTTCCGTGTCTGGCCTGCTGTAGCAGCGGTGCAGTGCCCACTGGATAAGGTGGCGATGGTGAATGCGGCCAATCTCAGGCACATCACCAGTCTGGTCCTCAATGTTCACCAGCGGCAAGCGGTAGCACTCAATCGCCAGCGTGCCATCAGTGCTTGGAATGCATCCAAGTGTCAGTTTGGTGTCTGTCTGGATGGCCTGACGCGGGATGTCAACCAGGGTTCGCCAGTCTGGGTATGAGCGGTCCATCTCAACCCGGTCTGTCAGGTAGAGAATGGATTCTGTTGTTGACCCGGTAGGGGTGAATGATGCCCGCGTAATGTCAATGACTGATGCGTGAAGCGCGTAATTCCTAACGCCGGCTGTCACTGCAATGCTGCACACGGATGATGTTGTGTCATCGTGAATCAGATTGGCACGAATGCAGGCTTCTGTTTCAGCCTCATTGAGCCATGCTGTCACATTGACATCGCTTGACAGGTAGGGCAGCTCTAGATCAAAAGTGTCAGAGCGAAACTGCGCGATCAACTCTGTAAGCATCATCAGGTCGCTCCAAAGCGATCAACCAGTGCCGTTACTTCAGCGCGCAACGTGTCCACATTTTTACGCCTGTCGATGTTGATGCGGAAATTCGTCTTTGCATACAGCTCAAGAGAGGCTTTGTCCATGATGGCGATGCTGTCTCGCATGTCTTGCGACTCGTCGTCAGGCTTTTTGCTGACATCTTCTTGAATCACAGCAATGACTGCATCCTCAACACCAGGAACATACACATCAGGATGCTTTAGCATCAAACGCGCCTTGTCCACTGGCACCATGCGGGACTCGCCTTGTATGAAGTGAATCCGAGTGCCGTAAGTGCCTTCGGTGTACTCTGCGCGCTTGCCGATGTATTTGACTGATAAGTGTGTCATTGCTGTGGGTCCTGAAATTTGGAACAGACAGGGCCGAAGCCCCGCCGTCTGATGGCTACGCTTTAGGGCGCGCCAGTCAACACACCTTCAACCAGAACATCCATCACGCCAGCGGCTGCAATGTCAGCGCCACCGGTGGTGATGATCAGGTAGTGGTCGCGTGCCAGCGTGATTGGCGCAACTGCCGTGTTGGTGGCTGCGGTGCGAGACGTTGCACTGAGCGCCAACGTGTTCAGGAACAGATAGTCAGCGTCGTCCTGAGTGGTCACGCCATCAACTGCCAAGATGCCGATAGAGCATGTAACGGCTGCTGTAAACAGATCGCTGATGACGGCCATAGCGCCGGTAATCTTGAAGCCAGCGGGAAGTACACCGATGCAGCACACCGTGCCAGACACGACGGCTGATGTCAGATCAGAATCAGTCCACACGCCAGAAGCATTGGTGCTGAAGTTGTATTGAAGCTGCGACTTGTTTCCGTAAGGAGTGCCGCCGAAAGTTTGCTGAGTTAGCACTTTCTTTTTGGTTGCTGTAGCCATGATATTTCCTAAAAATGTGTTGGTGAAAGCGGCCCACTGAGGGCCACTTATTGCCTTTAGGCTGCCAGAGCGACTGCGGTGTCAATCGCAATCACGCCGTAGTCGGTGAACTGCTTAGAGTCACCATGGTCAATCTCAAAACGAATCTTCGAGCGGCCATTGATCGCACCAAGCAAGATTTCCAGCTTGTCGCCGTGATCGAGTTCTTTCTCCGAGAAGAAGAATGGCATACCTGTCTTGGAATGCTTGCCCCAGGCTTCAGCAAGCGCTTGACCACCAAGCAACAGGGCACGATCAACCGCGTGGGTTGTCGAGAAAGCTGATGGAATCAAGTCGGTGGCTGTTTCTGTTTCCGTGGTGTAACTTTCGCACCAGCGCAGAGAGTCACCTGCATAGAAGCGAATCGGCTTGGGCATCTTGACAATCAGAATGCCATTCCAGAGCAGCGCATCACCCATCAGCACCGGGTTGTTGCCGGCCTGTTGAGCGCGCGCCATTGAGTTTGCTTGCAGGGTACGGACACTGCCGCTGTTCGATGTCAGGAAGCTGGTGTACTGCTCGCTGGAGCACAGCAACACGCGCAAAGGCGAGTCGTTGGCCATCTTGTCACCTTCAAAGATGACAGGAGGCGGAGGAACGGCCATGCTGTCGAGGGTTGTGCGCAGTGCATCAACCAAATCGGCATTGAAAATGTCCGTGGTGGCAATGGTGATTGCGTTGCTACCGGCTTTGATCGACTCGATGCCAGAGCCGGTGCTCATGAAGTGCCGGTTCTTGGTAGGAGCCTTCACCGTGTTGATGGCGATTTCAGCGAAGTCTGCATCGCTGGCTTTAGGCACTGCCCATTCGATGTTGTCATGGAAACCACGGGCACCAGCAAGGTGAGTAAGGATCAGCTGATCAGACAGGCGTGCCATGTAGTTTTCACCCAGGGCGCGAGCCAGCTTGCGAAGCTCATGCGGCGTGCGCTGCTGCGTCATCGTGTCGCCTGCGCTGATCGGGTAGCGAGCCTGATTGATGCGCAGCTTGTCCTGGCTGAACGACATGGATTTACCAAGCCCTTCGGCATTGCGCGAGCCCATGATCGGCTTGCCACCCATAGGGTTGATCAAATCGAAGGTGATCTCGTCACCTGCCATTTTTTGCAGGTCCATGCAGCGAACGATTGGCATCTCGTTGCTTGACTGCTTGCGAATCGTAGATTCCGCTTCGGCTTGTTGCGGGAACTTGCCAGTGAGACGGTTTAACGTCGTGTTGCGCTGCATGTTCGCAGCGAAAAGACCAGCCGACTGCAGGGTAATCGCCTGCGGGCTGCCATAAGGTAGAGTGGTTGCACCCATAATAAAACTCCTTCAGTGGGACCAGCTCCGCCATCCCGGCGGTGCCATAAAAAGGTTCAGAGAACCCGGTTCATCAAGGCCATGATCTGTTCTTGGCTTTTGCCATCGAACTTGCTCATGAGCCCGTTGCTCGACATATCCAGCATTGCGGCCGTCTCATCCGTTACCGCATTCGAGCCAGCCGGAATTTCCGACAGACTCATTGGCGGCGCGGCCTGAGCTTTGGCAATTGCCGCTTGCGCAGCCGCTGCCGCACTAACTTTCTTTGGCGCTGCTTGTTTTACTGTTGCGGCCTTGTAAGTGTTGAGCGCCTCAATCACCTGTTCGGCTGTGCCTTTATCGATCACGTCTTGGTAGCGATCTCGCGCAAAGGACGGTTGAGCATCAATCCACTTGGCAAACTGTTCACTTTGCGCAATCGAATTGACATCAGGGTGAGCGGCCTCAATGGCTGAAAAGTGGGCCTCTTCTGCTGACTGCGCTTGTTTTGCTTTCATGGGTGCAAGGACAGCATTCAGCTTTTCCTCGAACTTCACTTCAATCGCCGCTGTAGCTTTGGCAACCTCTTGAGCAACCTTATTTGAGACACCTTTGGCAATCCCTTCCTCGGAGTAATCCCCCAGGTCGATTCCTTTTTCTTCCTCTGGTGTTTCAATCTTTTGTGGCGCGGCTGGTGTGGCCTTTTGGGCCTCAAACTGCGCTTGCGCATCAAACGCGACTTGCTTCCAGTGCTTTTCAGCTTCCCTGGCCTCCACCAGCTTTTCGTATTCAATGGTGTGAACACCATCTTTTGCGAGGATCACCGGCTTGGCTTCTACCGCTGTCACTTCAACGCTTGCTGCTGGTTCTGATGGTGTTTCAGCGTCGGGCTCGCTGACTTGTGCTTTCGCACTATCGCCCTCGGGCAGAGACAGCATGGCCATC